GGGAAGGCTGGGCCATACTCCTCCGGCAGAAGCAGAAAAAGCTTATTATGCTTCCATCGGAAACGATGATCTGGCAGCCTGAGTTCACAGATAAAACACTCTCCAGGAAACCCGGGGCGGTTCAGAGAATAAAACCTCTTCTCGTCCGGACGCTTCGCAACCGGACACGCAAACGGCTGAACAGGAGTTTTTAACTCGCCATCCTGATGCGGTTGTATTCAGCCCTAAAAAGCGCCAGTGGGGAACGCAGGATGATTTGACCTGCGCACAGTGGCTCTGGAAAAAAATCATCGCCCTGTACGAGCAGGCCGCCGAATGTGACGGCGAGGTGGTTCGTCCCAAAGAACCGAACTGGACAGCATGGGCAAACGAAATTCGCCTGATGTGTGTGCAGGATGGTCGTACTCACAAACAAATCTGCGAGATGTACAGCCGCGTCAGCCGCGATCCGTTCTGGTGCCGTAACGTGCTCAGCCCGTCGAAGTTGCGGGAAAAATGGGATGAGCTTTCCCTGCGCTTATCGCCGTCCGTCAGCACGCACACAGAAAAACGTGAAGACCCGTACTTCAAAGCCAGTTACGACAACGTGGACTACAGCCAGATCCCGGCAGGATTCAGGGGGTGATCATGAGTCTGTTAAATGACGTTCAGAAATTCATTGAAGCCCATCCGGGCTGTACTTCCGGAGACATTGCGGATGCTTTTTACGTGGGGGCTTAATGAGTAATAAATATTGCCAGGCGCTGGTAGAACTGCGGAACAAACCAGCCCATGAACTGAAGGAAGTGGGCGATCAGTGGCGCACGCCGGACAACATTTTCTGGGGAATTAACACCTTGTTTGGTCCGTTTGTTCTGGATCTGTTCACTGACGGTGATAACGCCAAATGTGCCGCGTATTACACGGCGGAAGACAACGCGCTGGCGCATGACTGGTCAGAACGTCTTGCGGAGCTTAAAGGTGCTGCCTTTGGCAATCCCCCGTACAGCCGCGCCAGTCAGCATGAGGGGCAATACATCACCGGCATGCGTTACATCATGAAGCATGCCAGTGCCATGCGTGATAAAGGCGGGCGCTATGTTTTCCTGATCAAAGCTGCCACCGGCGAAGTGTGGTGGCCGGAAGGTGCAGATCATATTGCTTTTATTCGCGGGCGTATTGGTTTTGAACTGCCTGCCTGGTTTATCCCGAAAGACGAAAAGCAGGTGCCAACAGGTGCTTTCTTCGCTGGTGCTATTGCTGTTTTCGACAAGACCTGGAAGGGACCGGCAATCAGCTACATCGGGCGCGATGAACTTGAGGCATGTGGTGAGGCATTTCTGGCGCAGGTTCGCCAGCAGGCGGAAAAACTGGTCAGGGAGATGGTGGCATGAAGCTAATACTGCCTTTTCCGCCCAGCGTGAACACGTACTGGCGACACCCCAACAAAGGGGCATTTGCTGGTAAGAGCCTGATAAGCGAGGCGGGGCGAAAATTTCAGAGCGCGGCGTGTGCCGCCATCATTGAGCAGTTACGTCGTCTGCCGAAACCAACGTCGGCACCTGCTTCAGTGGAGATCGTGTTGTTTCCTCCGGATAACAGGATCCGCGATCTGGACAACTATAACAAGGCGCTGTTTGACGCCCTGACCCACGCGGGTGTGTGGGAAGACGACAGTCAGGTGAAAAGAATGCTGGTGGAGTGGGGACCGGTTATCCCGAAAGGGAAGGTCGAGATCACTATCAGTAAGTACGAGAAAACGGCGGGTGCAGCCGCCTGATCAAGAGGAGAAACGAAGTATGAATAATCTGATGGTCATTGATGGTATTGAAGTTCGTCGTGATGTTTATGGGCGTTACAGCCTGAACGATCTACATCACGCAGCAGTAGCATCTGGTGCAAATGCCAGAACCAAGGAGCCAGGAAAGTTTCTTTCCAGCCAACAAACTGTTGAACTTGTTCATGAATTGACCAACACCCAGAATTTGGGTGTTGACCCGGTGAGTGTGATTCATGGGGGAAATGAACGGGGAACGTATGTCTGCAAGGAACTGGTGTATGCCTATGCAATGTGGATCAGCCCGTCATTCCATCTGAAGGTGATCCGTACTTTCGACATGGTAACCAGCACACCGGAAAAATTATCCGGACAGGCTGCTGACAAGATGCAGGCTGGTGTGATTCTGCTGGACTTTATGCGTCGGGAATTAAACCTGTCTAACTCATCTGTGCTTGGTGCCTGTCAGAAACTCCAGGAGGCTGTTGGCTTACCGAATCTGGCACCGCGCTATGCCATTGATGCTCCTGCTGATGCACACGATGGCTCAAGTCGCCCGACACTGTCACTGAGTGCACTGCTGAAACAGTATGGTATCCGCCTGACGGCTAATCAGGCATATCACCAGATGGCAAAGCTGGGGATCGTTGAACAACGTGAACGATACAGCCGCACTGCGATTAACAACATCAAAAAATTCTGGTCGCTGACGGCGAAAGGCTGCATGTTCGGCAAGAACATCACCAGTCCTGCAAATCCGCGCGAGACGCAGCCGCATTTCTTCGAATCCCGATTCCCTGAGCTGTTAAAGCTGCTCGATACCGTTCATTGAGGTGACCGTGAGAGCACTACTGACCCCTGAAATTGCCCCGCGTATGGGGATCGTATTGTTCAGGCCAGGTTCAGAGCTGATGCCCCTGTTTATGCAGGGGCGTGTCCTGCTGGAGCCTGAGCCGGAACGTTATTCATCTTTCGCCAGTGGTGCCGTTCCGGCGGCATCACAACCGCTGGTGGATGATCCTGCCGTTCGGGCCGTGTTCCGCAATGAGGCAGTGATCCGTCGTGCTGGTGGCGTGGAATGTCTTGAAAGCTGGTTACTTCGTGAAAAAGGCTGCCAGTGGCCTCATTCCGATTGGCACAGAGAGAACATGACCACAATGCGACACGCGCCGGGCGCAATCCGTCTGTGCTGGCACTGCGATAACCAGCTGCGTGATCAGTTCACGGAACGGCTGGAATCAATGGCAACGGATAACTGTGCCCGCTGGGTGTTGTCTGTTGTGCGTCGGGATCTCGGTTTTGATGACAGTCACGTTGTGACAATGCCGGAACTGTGCTGGTGGCTGATTCGTAATGACCTGGCGGATGCCTTACCGGAAAGTGCAGCCCGTAAGGCACTGAGATTACCGAAGCCTGTTGTGCCGTCTGTCACCCGGGAAAGTGACCTTGTGCCTTCGGTTCCTGCCACCAGCATCATCCAGGATAAGGCGAAAAAGGTGCTGGCGCTGAAAGTGGATCCGGAGTCGCCGGAGTCTTTTATGTTACGCCCAAAACGTCGCCGCTGGGTTAATGAAAAGTACACACGCTGGGTTAAGACACAGCCGTGTGCATGTTGTGGAAAGCCTGCTGATGATCCCCACCACCTGATAGGCCACGGTCAGGGGGGAATGGGTACAAAAGCGCATGACCTCTTTGTGTTGCCTTTGTGCAGAAAGCATCACGACGAGCTGCATGCGGATACCGTGGCATTTGAAGAGAAGTATGGTTCCCAGCTGGAGCTGATATTTCGTTTTATCGATCGTGCGCTGGCAATAGGCGTACTGGCGTAAGTGGAGAACGAGCATGAACCTTGAAGCCTTACCGAAATATTACTCCCCGAAATCTCCAAAACTGAGCGATGACGCACCGGCGACAGGCTCGGGTGGTTTAACAATTACGGATGTAATGGCTGCGCAGGGGATGGTGCAGTCGAAAGCACCGCTTGGGTTTGCTTTATTCCTGGCAAAAGTTGGCGTTCAGGACCCTCAGTTTGCGATTGAAGGTCTGCTCAATTACGCGATGGCACTGGATAACCCGACATTGAACAAATTGAGTGAAGAAATCCGGTTACAGATCATCCCTTACCTTGTGAATTTTGCCTTTGCTGATTATTCCAGGTCTGCGGCAAGTAAGGCTCGCTGTGAGCATTGTGCTGGTACTGGATTTCATAATGTATTGCGCGAAGTGGTGAAACACTCCAGAAGCGGGGAATCTGTTATCAAGGAAGAGTGGGTGAAGGAACTATGTCAGCATTGCCATGGTAAGGGAGAAGTCAGCACAGCGTGCAGAGGGTGTAAGGGTAAAGGTATTGTCCTGGATGAAAAAAGAACCCGGCTTCATGGTGTGCCTGTTTATAAGATTTGTGGGCGTTGCAATGGCAACCGGTTTAGCCGTTTACCAACCACACTGGCGCGGCATCATGTCCAGAAACTGGTACCGGACCTGACGGATTATCAGTGGTACAAAGGATATGCAGACGTTATTAATAAACTGGTTACAAAGTGCTGGCAGGAAGAAGCGTATGCTGAATCGCAATTGAGAAAAGTGACAAGATAGATAATTTTCGCCGAAGATGTCGACGTGATACTTGCATTTTTCAAAAAATATGGATAAGATTTTCTCAACGATGGGCCTTGTATGTCTACCGTTGGTAAATGTCAAAAACCTGCCGCTGAGCGGGTTTTTTTGTGCCTGATGTCTCATGAAACTATGAAATGGATTGGTGCGTTAAACATTTTTTCTTATTATCTTTTAGATTTTGGAGAGATGGTTAACGTCTGTATTCCAGAAACTCGATGGTTATTTAATAAATTAGTTTCAATGATGCTTCTAGGTTATGACTGTAATGAAAAAGGTATTAATAGCAGCGATAGGTTTTTGTTTAGTTGGTTGTGCTGGTATGAAATTACCTGAGTATTCGCAAGTTAAAGCAAGTCCGTATTATACAGATTGCCGTGCGTTTGCCATGGATGTTTATAAAAATGATGGATACAGCAAAATTGCGAAAACTACTATCCTTAGCATGGATGATGTGAAAGCTAGATATATTGTGACAGGGTGTGTAGTTGCTATGGGGAAAAACACTGTAGAGGAAATCAAAGCTGATCTCTCTGCTAAAGGGAGTTCTTTTGGGCTTATCAGTGGAGCTTGTTCTAGTGCGGCATGTCGGGTTGATGTAGAGCAGCAAATGAACGCTTATGTACTTGGTAGTTATTATGCTGCAAATAAAAAATTCCCGGATAAAATGAAAGCAGAGTTTTAAGCAAACCTTGTTTTCGATTATATGTCGAAGATAAATGTTAGTAACGGCATAATAAGTAAATATATAGCTGTGATAGCAACCCGCCACTGAGCGGGTTTTTTGTGCCCGTAAACTTGGTGCAGTACAGTAAACGCGCTGGTGGTTGTGAATACCGGTCTTTCAGCTTGCTGGCTTTTTCGACAAGAGTTATTGGTGTGTCACGTTAACCGGAAAAAGGAAAGTTTGAGAAACGCGATCTGGCACAGGCGGTTATTAATGCTGCCTACTTGGTGGCCTGTGCAGATGGTGAATGTGAGGCTTCCTAGAAAGCGAAGATCGAACAGGTACTGCGTAATCAGCCTGCGCTGTCCGCGTTTACGTCAGAAATTAATGCGATTAGCGCAACCATTATCGGTCAGCTGGATACGAACTTTAAAATTGGTCGTCGTGCGGCGTTACGTGAGATCGAGGATGTGAAACACGATACGCGTGAAGCGGAAGATGTGCTGGATGTGGCGGTGGCCATTGCGGAGGCAGACGGCGAAATTGAGCCGGAAGAGCGCAAGGTGCTGGAAGAGATTGCCGGTGTTCTGGGTCTTCGTCTGGAGAATCACCTGTGACGGTAAAACTGCGCCTGGCTGTGGCTGCACTCCTGCTGTTTCTGGTGGTGATGGTGGATTTCACCAGCAGAATCATGTCGGTGCTGGCGGATGGGGTGCTGGTCTGCGGCATTGTGGTATTGCTGTAGCCGGTGATAAAAAGAAACAGCCTGCATAATGCTTGATTTTTTTATTTGCTGTTTATTAAAAATACTACTGCATGGTGAATCCCCCTGTGCGGAGGGGCAATCAGCAAGTAGGTATATGTGATAATCGCGGATTCAGGTGCTGATACTGAATTCACCGGGAGGCACCCGGCACCATGCAAGAAAAAGAATGTGCATGCAAAAATGCCCCTCTCCGGAGGGGCATTTTTTATGGGTAAAAAATGCCCGAATGGGTTCGGGCAATAGCATGAGATACTGATATTGTTGTGTTGTTATCGTGTGGATTTTAACCAGGGTTTATCAGGCTGCGCAACTGCGTGGCCTTCTTCATTTCTTGGGCTGTAGTCCCCGTGTGTCATTCAGGCTTCCGGACTACAGCCCACTCCATATCTGATTTAATACACTATCCCGGCCGGGAGGAATAATGACATTTAAACATTATGATGTTGTCAGGGCGGCGTCGCCGTCAGACCTTGCGGAAAAGCTGACACACAAACTGAAAGAGGGCTGGCAGCCGTTTGGTAGTCCGGTGGCCATAACCCCTTATACCCTGATGCAGGCGATTACAGCAGAAGGTGATGTGGTGGTCAGTGGTGCAACTGAGCCGGATTGGTACTACGTCATCGTACTGGCCGGGCAGTCCAATGCCATGGCTTACGGTGAAGGGCTTCCGCTGCCGGATTCATACGATGCTCCGGATCCGCGCATTAAACAGCTGGCGCGCCGCAGTACAGTGACGCCGGGTGGGGCTGCCTGCAGATATAACGATATTATTCCGGCCGACCACTGCCTGCATGATGTGCAGGATATGAGTACGCTGAATCATCCGAAGGCAGACCTGAGCAAAGGGCAGTACGGCTGTGTCGGCCAGGGGTTACATATTGCCAAAAAACTGCTCCCGTATATCCCGAATAACGCGGGGATCCTGCTGGTACCATGCTGTCGTGGTGGTTCGGCATTTACCCAGGGCGCGGAGGGGACATTCAGTGCGGACACGGGGGCCAGCCAGGATTCGGCGCGCTGGGGGGTGGGTAAACCGTTATATCAGGACCTGATTGCGCGCACCAAAGCTGCATTACAGAAGAACCCGAAAAATGTGTTGCTGGCGGTGTGCTGGATGCAGGGAGAGTTTGACATGAGCGCCGCCACCCACGCACAGCAACCTGCGCTGTTTACAGCCATGCTGACACAGTTTCGTGCTGACCTCTCCGTGTTTAACGCGCAGTGCCATGGTGGCAGTGCTGCAGATGTGCCGTGGATTTGTGGTGACACGACGTATTACTGGAAAAATACATACGCTACCCAGTACGACACCGTGTACGGCGGGTATAAAAACAGGGAGAGTGAGGGCGTTTATTTTGTGCCCTTCATGACAGACGGTAACGGCGTCAATACCGCCACTAACGCGCCGGCAGAAGATCCGGATATTCCGGCATCAGGATATTACGGTGCGGCATCGAGAACGAATGGAAACCAGGTATCATCAAACCGCCCGACACATTTCAGTTCATGGGCGCGCAGGAGCATTATTCCGGATCGTCTGGCAACCGCTATTCTGAACGCAGCCGGGCGCACCTCAGCCTTCATCAGTGGTAAGGCACCGGAAATCAAACCCTCGCCCGGCGGCAACACGCCATCGGGTCCGTCTGCAGATACGTCCGTTCGCACAATCTCCCTGCTGCCGGCAGCCGGAGAGGCTGCTGCGCAGGGCTGGAGCATTAAGGATGGCGGAATTCAGTTGTCAGATGGTGTATTTAAGATCACCAAGCAGAGCAATAAAACCTGGTCCCTGACGCATCCGGTGGATGACGCAATTACCCTGCTGACACAGGGCGGCAGACTGACCTGTAAGTTCCGCCT